TTGAGGTTTTGGATAAAAAATATTTTTTTGAAGATGCAAGCTTTCCAAACAACTCAAAAGATAAGAAAAGATATAAAAAACTAATAAATGAATTTTTCAAAAACGCGATAGATTTTTCTGATGTTGGGGACCAAGATTATTAAACAAATACATTATATTTGGAAGAAAAACTGGCTATTATCGAAAGAAACATATGTAAATGGTAAATAATGTATACAGAATTGTTTATTAAGTCATTTTTAATTCCTTTTATTATTAGCAGTATAGTTGTGTATTTAGATAGAAAATATTCTAAAAGAAGACGAATATATTGCAATGATGGGGTGGCTACCAATAGAAACTATACATCAACATGAAATAAATGGTTATTTTCTGCTCACTGATGGAGAAAAAGTTACACAGGAATTCAGGGTAGAATACGATCGAAATGGAATGGTTTATATGTCTCCATATGCAAAAACTTATGCAACTCATTGGCGCCATATGCCAATGCCACCCATGAAGGAAGGGAAATAGATGAAAAATCAAAACCTGTTTAGAAATAAAATTGAAAAGTTATTAGAAGACAAAAACAAGGCTATAAATTTACTTATGTCAACCATAGGACAATGTGGAACTTTTGTGGAATTTTTAAAGGACAATCATGAGATAAAAGATCTTCCTATGATAGTTAAATATGCTGTCTTAGTGTCGGTAACACAGTTGAGAGGTTTGATCTCGCAATCGACAATGGATATTGAAATGAAGGATAATAGCGATTACATGATGAGCGAACAGAAAGAGGAAAGAATATATCGAATAGTGAACGAAATAATAGATATGTTTATTGAAGAAAGAGAAAAGGAATTAAAAAATGGAAAATGAAAATGAAATATGTTCATATTGCAACGCAGAATGTTTCGTAGTTTATGGGAAATGCAAAAAATGCGGAATAGAATTAAGTCCCCCTTTAAATGAATAATAAACTTAGATTTATTCTTAATAGTATTATTTCAAGCTTTATAATTTTCATTTTTGTGATGTTAAGTTTTTCTATAATTTTGCATTAGGAATGGCATTCGGATTTTTGTGCTATTATTTTTTTTGTTTTATGTATGTTATAAACGGCTTGATTTCGTCACGGACAAAATCAATAAAACAGTTGGACTGATCTGCCCAATCTCTCCATAATTTTTCAGCTTCTTGATCATTTTCCATGATTTCTTCGAGATCTTCGATTGTTAAAGATTTTTCATCATAACAATCGTGAAGCCAATTCCACATATTCATGTAAATATTTCGATCCTAATTCTTTGAGGTTTTCCTTTTTCTTGGGCGTAATCCCATTTTATACGTGAATCGTCGTCATATCGTCCAGCTCCTTTATATGGAATGTGTGGTTCGTTGTTGCGGATGATGCATTCTGCTAATTGATCGACTATCCATTTAAATGAAGTCTTAAGATTGTCATGACGATCTAGCATTCGTGGGCTTATTCTGCTAAGTTTAACAACACAGGGCAGTGGCACGACTTTGTTATTGAATTCAGCTTTAATTGCCCATTTCTGAGATGCGTGCCTTTTGCTCGATTTATGCCAATGCTCATGCAAATTTGCCTCACTTATCGTTTCTATGTCAAGCTCGCATGCGTGAAATAGCGATAAAGGTGGTTTGTTTGGCTTAGGATCGATTATTTTACCGAACGTGGGGTTTGATGAGATAATTTGATTTGGCGTCATTCTGAGCCTTTTGTGTTAGTTTCCTTGGTTATAAACCCATATTTCTTTAAAGTGCTAATCAAAATTTTCTTGAATTCATTGCGCGTATATTCCATCACGAATGGTGTTGATTGGGAGGCTGTATATCCAATTTCTATCGTTTTATGTAACACCTCGAAGTAAGCTGCTCTTTCCGGGTGTTTATAAGTGTTTTCCTCAATTTCCATTGCAAACCTCTTATTTTCTTGCTCTATATCTTCGATGGATTTAGGCAAATCCGGTTTATTTTTGCATGCCCATTTTAACGCTTGAATATTGGTTGTGCTAATTTTTGTCAAAGGATGATGAAGCCAAGTTATGGCATATTGCACCGTTTCCTCATCATAGGTTTTGGATAACCAGATCTTTTCATCCAGAGGGATGTCTTGCTGTTCTAAGCAAGAAAAAACAGCAACAATTTGTTTGGGAGGCGGAGCCTCCTGTTGTTGTTCTTTTTCAGTACTTAGTAAAGAATCAGTACTTAGTAGTGGCGGATTTTCCGGTCGCGGGGAAGCCGGTTCCGGTTTTTCCGGTTGCGGAAAAATTTCTTTAATCTCTCTCGGAGTTTCGTAAAAAATCCATTCATATCTTTTAAACTTATTACTCTCATCTCGACCTTGAGTCCTGATCAAATATCCGCAAGTTTCAAGCTCTTTTAACGCCGATTGAACCGAATCTTTTCCGTCCGTGGATTGATTCATTATATCAACAATATTGAAACTCCAATCATCTGGACGACTGAAGGCGTAAAGCCATATCCCTTTTGCCCTATAAGATAATCGATTGTCCTTGGCTATACTGTTGTTGATCGTTGTGTAATTTTTATTGTGTTCGACTCGGTAGATTGTCATGTTACACCGACTTTTTCAAGCAATAGCAATTTTCTGGGTTTTCAGTTATAAGACAATTTTCAGATAAAATCGTAATAGCACTATTTATCTCGAAACTTGAAAAGAAGCTGAATATCCAATCCATGTCTTCTCGATATAAAAACTTTCTTATGCCAATTTCGTTAAAAACAATTGCAGCATTAACCCCAAATTGATCAGCTATTCCGGAATCAAAAGAAAAAGAGCACCCTAATGGTCTTGTTTGAACGGTCATAACTAAATTCCTTTGTAAAGTAATTTCTTCTTATTGCGAAATTAAAAGGAAAATCGTTAGACTGTGCTGTGAATATCAGTTTCAGTCTAACTAGTTCCCCGAAGCCCGAGATCGCAAGTCTCGGGTTTTTTTATTTATATACCTAACATCACTAAAAATCCACGCGATTCGAGTATCAAAATTCAGTTGTACGAAAAAATCGTATGTTTGAAAAAAATCTATTGTCATGCAAAAAGGATTTCCATTAATGTGCGATTAGCACTTTTTTCATGTAGTGCTCCTTAGTGTGGTTAACTTGATAAAAGATTCTTTTTTTCCCTGACTTCGGTCAGGGTTTTTTTTCTTGCGCATTTTAAAATTATTCATATAATTCGGATACCTTTGGTTAACATATGGTTTGGGTGGTCATAAACACCCGTACTTTAGTTTGTAGCCCCGGTGTCGTTCCGGGGCTTTTTCATTTTCTACAACGCATAATTAATTTGATCATGCTCTTTTCTTTTTGCGCATATTGTAGCTTCGCCATTTGCAACTTCTACACCGGTAGGTCTACATATCGCTAAATAACCCACTATTTCTGTCGAGGTAAAGTAACCCAGTTTTTCAAGTCTTTTTATCAGAGGCTTTTTTTTATGTGATTTTCCATTTCTTTCTATAACCAGCATATTTCCTGTTAGATACAGCAATGACACATATATGTAAAAATCCGCTATCAGCTCATTCTCACTTAAGAGATTATAAATGCAAAGTTCGCAAAGATGATCTTTAAGTGGTATCCCCATCGTCCCACCCCACAAGTTCTATTGTTATCATATTAGGCGATTCGTCTATTGACGCAAGCCCTTCGCGACAAAGCATGCGTAGGCTGCTATTGAAAGCATGCTTATGCATCAATGTGCGCGAAGAGATTTCGTTCTTCAAAAGGATAATTCTTTGATTTTTATCTTTGGATTTCCAAAGCAGACAATACAATTCACCGGCCCTAGGACAGTGTCTAAAGATAAATTCTATGTATGATATGGGAATTAAATTAGATTTGTGTTGAGAAAAATCTATGTCTTTACTTATCTTTGCCATGTTCACTTGTTCTTATGAGTGTTGAAATTCACTTAATTGGTTTTGGGTGGTTTCTAATCGTCTTCGAAGGTAGCAGCCGAGCTACCTTCGTGTTTTTACAAATTCCTGGTTATATTACCTTTTCTGTTTTTAAAAAAGTTATTTTTAAAATACACTCCAAAAAAAGGTTTACTCATGAAAAAAAACGATACTTGCCCTCTAGTTACGGTCTTGGTCGTATCAACCGTTTGCGCCATCATCATTTCCATTGGATTCTTCACTCTGCTTTTTTTTTAGTACATACGCTTTTTCTAATTCTTCATGGGTTACGATATTATTTGAAAAAGCTACTATCTTTCTTGCCATAGAATGCTTAGGATCGTGACCCCTCATAAGTTGCGATAAATATTGTCTTGTGATTCCCAGTTTTTCTGCGATTTCCTCTCTAGAAATCTTAAGAGATTTAACGTATTTTTCGAGTGACATTGTGATTTTTTTTTCTTTTCCTCTTGCCATATAATGTAACCTTTTGCTAACATAAATTTACACAAGACAATAAACCAAAACCAAAGTGAATGTCAACTTAAAGGAAATATTTTATGATTCAATTAGATACTGTGATCAGACAGGCAGAAAGTTTAGAAGATGAGTTTGATCAAATACTTAAAAGGCAAATATGTTCAATTCAAGAGGTATTTGAATATATCGAATATTGTTCCCAGGAAATGCGCGAGATGAGAAAAAACCTGGAGAAGATAAATGATCAATTAGAGCCTTATAACGCAGATGACTATGACTGTGGAATAGTGTCTTATATGTAAAATTTATTAAGAAAATTATTAAAAATTGGAAGATGGAGAAAGTAGATGACAGCATTAACAAAAGTAGAAAAGTTTGAAGTAGGACAGGTATTTGATGAAAGACAAATTGAGTTGCTGAAAACAACGATTTGTAAAGGATCAAGTAACGATGAACTCATGTTCTTCATAAACGTATGCAAGAAAACAGGTCTAGACCCATTTTCAAGACAAATCTATTCTATTCCTAGGGGTGGACAAAGAACCATCCAAACATCTGTAGATGGTTTTAGATTGATTGCAGAAAGAACCGGAAGATATACACCAGGTAGAGAGCCTACCTACACTTATGACAAAGGTAATAATTTGATTGCTGCTACAAGTTATATCAAAAAGCAAACCAAAGACGGCACTTGGCATGAGGTTTCAGCATCCGCTTATTTTGCTGAATATGATGGAAAGAACAATTTTTGGAAGAAAATGCCTCATCTTATGCTTGCTAAGTGCGCTGAATGTTTAGCTCTAAGGAAGGCTTTTCCTGCTGAGATGGGAGGAATTTATAGCGATGATGAAATGCATCAAGCTGATATTTCTTCTTCAAATGTAAAACAGATTTACAATAAGTCGATAAATACCAATCAGGCACTTGAATTAGCTCACACCCTTGCTCATTGCTCTGAAGTAGTTCAAAAAAACTTTATGGATTATATCAAAAATAAATTCAAGATAGAATTGCTGGATGATCTACCGGAAAGTGAATATGAAAAAACTAAAAACATGTTATCGATGAGACGTGATGAATATCAGGTTGAAAAGTCTAAGAATGAAAATAAGGTGAATGAAGATACGGGCGAAATAAATAACGAATAACTGACACAAATCTGCATCATATTTAATACGATCCATATTTGTATCGCAAAAGGAAAATATGCTAACAAAACAAGATTTAGAATATAGACGCAATAAAATAGGAGCATCTGATTCGGGTTCTATCATGGGGGTGAATCCTTGGATGTCACCTCTAATGTTATGGGAGCAGAAATTAGGTCTTAGAGAACCGTGTCAAGAAAACTCAGCAATGAAAAGAGGTAATGATCTTGAAGATGCTGCCAGGGATCATTTTACTCAATTGACAGGAATAAAGGTGAAGCCACGTAGGATTGAACATCAAACGATCCCTTATATGTTTGCTACCTACGACGGAATAAGCGATTGCGGAGAATGCATAGTAGAAATTAAATGTCCCGGTGAAAAGACTTTCAATATGGCTTTAAGTGGGGAAATACCAGAATATTACATGTCGCAAATACAGCATCAAATTGAAGTAGCAAAACCTAAAGAATCATATTACTTTTGTTTTAATGGTACTTCTGGTGTTGTTGTTGAAGTAAAAAGCAACAAAACATATATTGAGGAACTTTTGAAAAAAGAGGCTCAGTTCTACCGATGTATAGTGGAATTATATCCTCCTGAAGCTACTATTAAGGATTATAAAATTAGAGATGATTTGGAATGGGAAGAATGCGCTTTAAAATACACACAAGCGAGAAATTTAAAGAAGAAATTAGAAGAAGAAGAGGAATTTTACCGAAAAAGACTAATAGAATTGAGTGGTGGGTTAAATTCTATGGGAGCAGGTATCACACTATCGAAAGGATTGAGAAAAGGATCGATCCCCTATTCGACAGTTCCGGAAGTCAAGGCACTTGACCTTGAAAAGCACAGAAAAGCACCTACGGAGTATTGGAGGGTGAGTTGAAAATACTAACTCAAACAGAAGTTTTTACAATTATTATGCGACGATTAAATGAAATAGCAATTAGGATGCCAAGAAAAGAAAGTGAAAAAGTTTTGTATATCATTTCACAATTAGAAAATTTACACTACTTTCCTTATGACATACGAATAGAAGAAGATTATCAAGACGAAATCTGAGAATAATTGGAGAGTATCATGTTGGAGAGTGAGTTAATATGAGCGAGTGGATTTATATTGAAATTTTAACACCTCAAAATAACCAACAAGTAGAGATTAAGATTTACGATAGGAAAACAAAGAAAGAATATCACTTAAAAGCAAAGTTCATTGATTCTGATTTATATCGCTCATGGGAATTTAAAATGCCTGAAGGAACTGATATAGTACATCTGCCAACACATTGGAGAGTGATTTAGTGCAAAAGATAAACAAATACACAAGAGAAGAAAAACTAAAATTGTTGGGTGAAGGAGAATGGTGTGATGAGCGTGATCAGGTGAATTTTGAATGGGCTGATATGAAATGTGAAATACTTAAAATTAAAAAAAATTTCCTGATATTTTTGAAAGCTTAAAAAATTGCCCCATGTTTAATTCATCATACAAAACGATAGATTTCGTGGTTGAAGAATGTAAAAAACTTGCTGAGCAATTGGCTTCGATTAAGGTTTAAATTAAATCTTGTCTTTATGCTCTTCCAGCATCTTAATCACAGCATCAATAGCCGCATTCTTAGCATTCTTATCTTTCATGTAATCTTCACCAAACAATTCTACAAGTTCGACGATCAAAGATGACGCGTCGGCAACACCTTTAAAAGCACAATCTTTTTTGAAAAGAGCGAATATAGTATCGAACATTTTTTGCCTATTTTTTTGGAATTTTAGCACCTGATTTACGAGCTACATTTAAAGCTATCGCCACAGCTTGCTTTTGCGGTTTTCCTGATTTTACTTCAGTAGAAATATTTTTACTTATTGTTTTTTTTGATTTACCTTTTGAAAGCGGCATTATGAATTCCTATTTTGTTGTGGTAGGTGATGTTAGAGAAGGTATAGAAGGTATTGTGAGACCCGGTGTGATAGGAACGTTTATGTTTGGTGATACGTTGGGGCTTGCAGCTTGATTTTCATCTACAAGGTCTGTAGCTGGACCGTGAGTATCAATATTCTGGAAACTTATAGTGCAAGATGTTAGTATTACAGCAAAAGGAATCAATGTTTTCATGTTCACCTCATGTTTTCAAATTATATTTTGATAAGATTTAACTGAAGGAAAATTGACGCATGATTAAAATAATTATGACTTGGGCAACGTTCTGTATCATATCATTAGGATATTTATCAGCATGCCAATTATCCGAAAGATTATACATTGATGAACAAGAATTTACGTTCGATGAAGATTCTTTTCATATTCACATAGGTGAAAATGTTTGGTTGCAAACTGATACGGTTCATAGAGACTCATCGGGTATGTATACTTTAGAGTCTAATATCTTGCGTTCTCGTTTGAGTGTTAATGCAGAATATGAACGTAAATGGAAATGTCCTTATTGCAATAAATATTGGCCGATTGGACAAGCATGCGGTAACAAAGACTGTCCTTCCAAATACAAATTTGTTCAGTGAAAAATGTAAAACAGCTTTACATGAGTGAATATGGAAAATAAGAAGGTAATTGATATGCTAGAATATTATTTCGTAACTCAATGTGATCCTAAAGTTGTTGCAAGGACATTGGGAGCATGTATGGTGGATATAAATCGAATAAAACACATCAAATCTCTATCTGAAAACGAAAAAAAATCTCTGTTCGAAAGGATCGATAAAAATTGTAAACAACTATCTGATTTTATTCAAAATGGCGCCACGGAACAATTGAAATATATAGCAGAAAATAGTGAGTGAAAAGTGGCGTTGAAAAAGTACATAAAATGCAAAAAATGTAATAAAGTTCTGATTCACGGAAAAAACTTGGAATGGTTCTCAGCAAGTGGAACGTCACTGAATTGTGAAAAATGCGGAGAGAAATATTTGTTCGATACTGATTTAAAGAATAAGATAACTTTCATAAGAAAAAAACCTTTAAATATTTGGAGTAAATTTGATTAAAAAAATGAAAGTTTCAAGATTTGGAAAAGATGGTATTTTGGAAAAACATGAATTTTCCACCATACGTGAAGCGAAGTTATTGATAGAAAAATGGAAAGAAGAGTTTAAAATAGTTAACCGAACACGAGAGGTTATTAGAAATGGCGGAAAAGACTATGCTTATGAACGATATTGTCAGGAGTTAGATGATATGATTGAACGATTAAAACAACAAAATCCACCTTCACCGGATTATTATAGATGCAAAAAATGTAAAGAAAAAGATCACGAATCATTTGCATGCAGATGCGAAGATAGAAATATTCGCATATCAAAGGAAAGAAGAGAAAGAGGTGAAGGTTGGAAAAATGAGTGATAATGAAAAAGTTTTAACATGCAAATGGATCAGCGTCAAAGATACACTGCCTAATTTAAAAGATGAATCTAAAATTCATAATTCAGTATCACCGGATGTTTTAGTTGTTGAGTCTGATGAACAAATGTACGTGGCTTATTTATCTTTCTATGCAATCGCAGGATATCGAAAAAAAGAAGTATATAGATGGTCAGAAATAAGTACGGGGTGTGGACGCTGTGGGAGAAACTTGAATCCGACACATTGGATGCCGTTACCTGAACTTCCAAAGGATAGTTGAATGAAAACTTGGTTGTATCTTATGTATAAGATGGGTTATACTATTGGGATTTTTTACTACAAAACTAAAATTGCGTATATGAAATGTATAAAAAAATATTTAAAGTATAGATTAAAAAAATGATTACACCTGAAAATAAAAATAGACTTAATGATTTAAAGAAAACCTATAAAAATTTTAAACAAAGAAA